CAAATAGAGGTGGGCCAATAGGCGCGCGGAAAGGCACAGTGAGACTCACACCCTCACAAGTAGCTATCGCAAAAAAACTAGGTGTGCCACTAAGCGAATATGCGAAGTACGTGAAGGAGTAATGCATATGAATACAATGAAAAAAGATAAATTACCATCACGCGAGGCTGAAACCAGAACTCATAATGAGAGAAGGAAACCATGGTCTCCACCATCACAACTAGACGCACCACCTGCACCTGCTGGATTTAAACACAGATGGGTAAGGGCCGAGTCTGTAGGACAGCAAGATCAAAAAAATGTTTCTGCTAAACTACGAGAAGGTTGGGAATTTGTTCGTGCAGACGAATATGATACCAACATTTGGCCTCAAATTGATTCAGGTAAATATGAAGGTGTTATAGCTGTTGGAGGTTTAATGCTAGCAAGGATTCCGCTAGAGACTGTTAAAGAACGTGCAGCACATTTTGCGAAAGTAACGCAAGATAAAGATGATGCGATCGCTAATGATCCTCTAAAGGACCAACATCCTAGTATGCCTGTTTCGAGAGAAAGCAGGTCGCAAGTAAGTTTTGGTGGCAAAAAATCTAACTAGATTTTAACCCCTAAATTACAACTTTTTAACACACTCGCGGTGAGTGTGTTATAACAAATTTTTTCAGGAGAAAAAATCATGGCTAATAATGATGCGCCATTTGGTTTAAGACCTGTAGGTGAATTAGGAAGCGGCATTCAAAATGGCGGTACTTCTAAATACAAAATTGCAGATGGCTATGCTACTGCGATTTTCAAAGGAGATATCGTTAAGTTAGTTGCTGCAGGAACTATACAAGTTAGTGGAAACGCTGATGTTGCTAACGTTGGAGTTTTCAACGGTTGTTTCTACAATGACCCTACTACACAAAAACCAACATGGTCAAACTACTACCCTGGTAGCATAACACCTACTGTGGGCGATATAGACGCGTTCGTTTACGATGATCCAAACATGCTCTTTCAAATTCAAGATAATGCAACTCTAGGACAAACTGCTGTTGGCGATAATGCTGACCAAGTTTATGCTGCGGGTTCTACTATCAATGGTCAATCTAAATCTGAGTTAGGTGCTGCTGCAGGCGGTGCTGCTCAATTAAGAATTATCAGAATTTGTGAAGACCCTGATAACAGTGACATTGCTAGTGCTAATGCTAACTGGATCGTAAGATTCAACGAGCATCTGTACTATAACAATGGCGCTGGCGTATAAACCTAAAGGAGATTGAACAATGGTTATTTCAAGAATGCAATTGGTCAAAGAACTCGAACCTGGTTTGAACGCCCTGTTTGGTTTAGAGTACGACCGATACGAAAATCAAGACAAAGAAATATTCGATTCAGAATCATCTGATCGTGCTTTCGAAGAAGAAGTAATGCTTGGCGGTTTTGCCAATGCAGCTGTAAAGCCGGAAGGCCAAGGTGTGACTTATGAAGACGCACAAGAAACTTACACTGCTAGGTACACTAACGAGACTATTGCTTTAGCTTTTGCACTAACAGAAGAAGCTGTAGAGGATAATCTTTACGACAAACTTAGCACTCGCTATACTAAAGCATTAGCGCGTTCTATGGCTAACACTAAACAAGTTAAAGCTGCAAACATTCTTAACAGAGCGTTTAATGCTTCTTATCTTGGTGGGGATGCAAAGGAGCTTTGTGCGACTGATCACCCAACTCTTAGTGGAGACCAAAAGAACGAGCTATCAACTGCAGCTGACTTAAACGAAACTTCGCTTGAGCAGATGTTAATTGATATTGCTGACATGAAGGACGAAAGAGGATTAAAGATTGCCCTTAGAGGTATGAAAATGATCATTCCAGTAAACCTTCAGTTTGTAGCTGAGAGACTAATGAAATCTGCTGGTAGAGTAGGCACTGCTGATAATGATATCAACGCAATCAAATCAATGGGTATGGTACCTGAAGGATATGTTGTAAACAACTTCCTTACTGATACTGATGCGTTTTTCATTAAAACAGATGCACCTAATGGACTTAAACACTTTGTGAGAGCTCCAATTAGAACTGCTATGGAAGGCGATTTTGATACTGGAAACGTTAGATACAAAGCCAGAGAAAGATACAGCTTCGGCTGGTCTGACTGGAGAGGTATCTTTGGTTCACCAGGAGCTTAATAAAACTTTTAAAAGGGCGAAGTTAGTTCGCCCTTTTACCCCTAGTAAAATAGTTACGGAGACTGACTAGGCAGACGGTATAGAGACGACGTAACAAAAGGCCTATACAGCCAAAGGAGTACAAATGGGTACAACAACTTTTCAGGGTCCGGTTAAAACGGGTCCAGTAATTAGCGGAGCCACGTCAGGTGGTTATCGTGGTAAAGATTTAAAAGACACTAACTGGGTAACTAACTCATTAGCTCGTTATTTTCAAGAACCAACAGCGGCAGATACAAACGGTATTTGTGCTTCACAAACAACTTCAGCGGCAGCTAATTTGACATTAAATGGTGCTTTATGTATTACTGTTAATGGTAATTCAATTTATGCACCAGCTCTTGGAAGTGTACTTGCAATAACTGCTGACGGAGCATGGGCAAGAAAAATTGGCATTACAAGTTCTGGTAATGATTCAGGAATTACTTTCACTGTCACTGGAACAGATGTTGATGGCAAAGCTTTAAGTGAAACTATCACAGGTCCAAATGCTGGCACTGTTTATACTACTAATAGCACAGCAGCGAACTTTAAGAGCGTAACTAAAATTGCTACAAGTGGTGCTACCACTGGTAATATTACCGTGGGAACAGCGGCTGTGGCAGGAGATGTTTATTGCAGAGCGCTAGGAATTATTCCTTACCAATCTACCATTACTGGTATTAAGGTGTGGGTGGCAGAAGCGTTTAATGCTGGAACAGCAGATCCAATGGAAATTGGAAAATCTGATGATCAGGATTATTTAGCAGACATTGCTACTGCTGTTATGCGTGCAGTTACAACTACTGGTAATACTGGTGGAGCTGTAACTGTGGATGCTACACAAAATGCAGTTTGGAAAAGCGTATCTCAATCAGAGACTGGTTCAGACGGAGTTTCTTATAACTCAGATGTACAAGTAGTATTAACTTATACTCCAACTGGAACATTATCTACAGCTGGTCAAGCATGGATTAAGGTTGACTTTATGCAAGGTAAAAACCTTGCTTCAGGAAATACTTGGTAAAATAATATAACCGTGGGTGGGGAGTAATATCCCCATCCTTGTACAAGGGGAATTAAATGGCACAATATACAAAAAAATTATTTGACGGAGATAGAAAAGCTATCTATTCGTTTACAGCTACAATAGCTGCAACTACAGCTGAAACTTTTAAAGTTGATGCATCTACACTTAAAGCAAGAAATGACGGAACAGCATGTACTTATATTAACATAAATAGAATATGGTGGAGTTCTAGTGTTTCTAGCCCTACTAAACCACTTTTAATAGAGTGGGATAACAGTGGAACAAATCCAGTTGCATGGGTATGTGATACATCTGACGATCTGGATTTTGGCTCTATTGGAACTTTACAAAATACAAAAGCAACCAATTATACAGGGGATGTAAATATTAATTTTTCTTCTGTAACCAATGGTGATAGCGCTGCTGTAGTTATTGAGTTTATGAAAGAATACGATCCTATCCCGTAGGAGGTTAAATGGCTTATTCAGGAACTAAAACATTTAATCTTACTATAGAAGAAATTATTGAAGAAGCATTTGAAAGATGTGGACTTGAAGTTTTAAGTGGTTATGATTTAAAAACAGCTAGACGTTCTTTAAATTTAATATTTTCAGAATGGGCTAACCGTGGATTAAATTTATGGACCATTTCTTATGGTACTCAAACTATGACTGCTGGAACTAATTATTATAATATACCAGTAGATGTGGTAGATATTCTAGATGCTACTATTACTACAACAGGTGCTTCAGCTGGAGCAACTGCTAATTTATCTAGTAATAGTAATACAACAGATGTAACCATAACTAAAATTTCTAATACTGATTACATGAATCTTTCTCGTAAAGAACAACAAGCTGCAGGTGATGCTAGGCCTACTCAATATAGTTTAGTAGCTGGCGAAGTTACCACTGAATCAGGATCTAACTATGGTAGACCAGAACATCCTATGGCTTTATTTGTATACCCTAGTCCAAATACTGATTATATAATGAAATACTTTTATATAGGAAGAATTCAGGATGCTGGTGGTTATACTAATTATGCAGATGTTCCTTTCTTTTTTCTTCCTTGCTTAACAGCGGCTTTAGCTTATTATATAGCTATAAAAAGAGCGCCATCTTTGGCTGGAGGATTAAAAACTATTTATGAAGAAGAGTTTCAAAGAGCGGCAAATTCTGACAGGGAGCGAGTAGCGTTCCGTGTTAAACCTGCACAAGCATACATACCATAGGAGGTAATATGCCAATATGTAAACATTGTGACCATGAATGTCATTGTAGTAACGGCGGTTCTTGCTGCGGTGGACAATGTACTTGTGGAAATTGTGAATGTAAAAAGGAGGACGAATGAGTAACCCACATTATAGTAAAGTGGCCAACACTAGAGATGCTTCTACTAAAAAAATAGGACATTATGGTAGAGGTCAAATAGCTGATCCAAAAATTCATGCTAATACTGGAGCTGCAACCACGAAAGGAAATGCACCAACAGGAACTAATAGAGAACTAGGTGGAGAAGAGATTAAAATTACTAAAGGGACTGTTAGTGGAACTGCTCAAGGTATGGGCGCTGCCAAAAAAGGTGGTAAATATACTTGGGTTGGACCAAACGATAGTAAATGGTAATATAATAAATGGCTTACGCTAACGGAAAGTATGCTTTATTTATTTCTGATCGTAGTGGATTACAATTTCCCTACACAGAAATGGTAACAGAATGGAACGGTGCAAAAGTTCACACAAGTGAATATGAACCTAAGGCTCCGCAAATTCAACCACAAATTCATACACCTGATGCGATTCCTTTATTAGATCCAAGACCTGCACGTATAGCACCAGTAACTACACAATTACTTCCACCAAATCCATTTAGATTTACAGCTGGAAGTAAAAATGTTTCTGTTTTTAATCCAGGTAATACCTATACAACTTCTGATACAATTATGTTTTGGAATGCAGCTAACAGTGGCACTGAAGGATCTACTACACAATTTCAAGGAATGGGTGTAACTGGAACTGATCGTTTTGGTGTACCACCTTCTGAATTAATGTCCGCTTCTGGATTTACTCCAACAAGTGTAAGTGATGATTTTATTAATATAACCATTACTTCAACACCTTCTGCAACTGGACCAGGTGGTGGAAATGTGGTATTTATTGGACCAACTACGGTGAGCGCATGACAACATATACTGAATTAGTAAATCAAATAAGAGATTACACAGAAACAAATACAACAAATTCTGCTGGTGCTTATAATGGTGTCTTAACTAATACTATAGTTAATGATTTTATTGAATTTACTGAAAATAAAATACTAAGAGATTTAGCTTTACCTAATTTTACATCACATCAATATGCAAATTTTACAATTGGAAATGGCTTTTTAAGTTTACCTGGTGCAACAGGTATTAATCCTACTTTATTTTCTACAATTAATAGTCTTATGATTTACCCTGCATCTGGTTCTGGAGACAGAACTTTTCTTGATAGAAAAGATGTAAGTTTTATGAATGAATATTGGCCTGATAGATCTCAAACAGGGACACCAAAATATTATTCACAATGGGATGATAATACTGTATACGTAGTGCCTACTCCAAATGCAGCTTTTACTGTAGAGTTAAGTATGTCTAAATTACCGGATAGACTTACTTCTAGTAATCCTACTACTTGGATTGGAGATAACATACCTAAGTTATTACTACATGGGTGTCTTATTGAAGCCTTTAATTATTTAAAGGGTCCAGCAGAAATGCTGCAAATTTATACTCAATCGTATGAAACCACTTTACAAGAGGTTGCTGCGCAACAAATGGGTCGTGGAAAACGTGATGAATATTCAGCTGGTGTACTTAGAGTACCTAGACCTTCATTTCAACCAGGACTTGGATCACAAAAATTAACTCAAGGAGGACAATAATGGCAATAGGATCTTCAGCTGTAGCAAACAGTTTTAAACAAGAAGTTCTTGTCGGAACACATAACTTCACCGCTTCAAGTGGTGATACTTTTAACTTAGCATTGTACACAAATAGTGCTTCAATAGATGCATCTACAACTGCTTACTCTACAGGTTTATCTGGACAAGTAGGTACTAGTGGAACTGGATATTCTACTGGAGGAAAACCTCTATCTAGTGCTACACCAACATTAGATGGATCAGTTGCAATTTGTGATTTTACATCTGCTGTTTCGTGGTCAGCAGCTACGATCACAGCGCGTGGTTGTTTAATTTACAATACAAGTAAAAGTGATAAAGCAGTGTGTGTATTAAATTTTGGTGGAGATAAAACAGCAACAGCTGGTACTTTCACTATAGAATTTCCGGCGCCGGCAGCAGCAACAGCTATCATACAATTAGCGTAGGTAATCAATGGCATTTGTTGTTAATGATCGTGTAAAAGAAACCACAACTACGACTGGTACAGGTGCAGTAACACTTGCGGGTACGTCAAGCGGTTTTGATACTTTTGCAGCAGGCATTGGTGGATCTAACGTTACTTATTATACTATTGCACACCAAGCAGTAGATGAATGGGAAGTAGGTGTTGGAACATTAAACGGTGCAGCAAGTACACTTACAAGAACACAAATTATATCTAGTTCTAATAGTAATGCAGCAGTTAGTTTTGCTGCAGGAACTAAAGATGTATTTTGTACTTTGCCAGCAGGTAAAGTAGCTACACCAGAAGCTGAAGCTTACGGTTCTAGTGCTAATCCAATTTTAATAAATGTTACAGTAGCTGCTAAATCAGCTTACCATCCTTACAGTGGCACAGGATCAAGTCTTGGTTATTTGTTAAATGGTATGGAATCACCAGCTTTTAAATTTACAGGCGCAGATTCAGGTAAAAAATATTATTATAAATTCGATCAATCAGATTCAAGTAATTCAACACATCCATTATTATTTTATTTAGAAGCAGATAAAACAACAGCTTATACAACAGGCGTAACTGCATCAGGAACACCTGGTAGTGCAAACGCGTATACACAAATATTAGTAGATTCTAACACACCTAACATTTTATATTACCAATGTTCTTCTCATGGTTACATGGGTAACTTTGTTAAAAATATAGGTAACCGTTTTAATGGCGATATAGCCATGAATACAAATTCAGCAGGTCACTTATTGATAGCTGATGGTACTGATTTTAGCCCTACAGCATTATCAGGAGATGCTACACTAGCATCATCAGGTGCAATAACATTAGCAAGTACAAGTGTAACAGCAGCATCTTACACTAACACAAGTTTAACAGTAGATGCAAAAGGAAGATTAACCGCGGCATCATCAGGAACAGCAGGAGCGTCAGCTGGCTTTGCCATTGCAATGGCCGTGGCCCTCTGATATAAGGATAACATATGGCACAAGATTTTAGACGATATTCAAAACCAGCAGTAGGAACATCACCACAAACTGTTCATACATCTAATTCAAATGATACCCTCGTAGGAATTTCAATTTCAAATATTTTAGGTAGTACTATTTTAGTAGATTGTTACATGACAGGTGGAACGGGAGGATCAGAAACTATTTACTTAGTTAAAAATGCGCCTATCCCTAGTGGCGGTGCTTTACAGGTATTAGCCGGCGGTGCAAAATTTGTTATGCAAAATAGTGACGCTATTTTAGTTAAATCAGATACAGCTTCTTCTGCAGATGTTTGGGTTTCAGCAGTAGACGCAATAAGTAGTTAGGAGGATTAATTGCCTTACATAGGTAACATACCAGCAGAAAAATATGCGGCGTTTAATGTCCAGTACTTTACAACAAGTGCAACTGACACATATACATTAGACCGTGCTGTAGCCAATGAACTAGACATACGTCTAGTTATCAATAACGTAATTCAAGAACCAGGATCTGGTAAAGCATACACAGCGGCAGGCACAACTTTAACACTTTCAGCTGCAACGGCAGGATCAGACACAATGTATTGTGTGTATATTGGCAAAGCGGTACAAACCGTAAACCCAGGTGCAGGATCAGTTGGAACAACAGCACTTGCAGATAATGCCGTTACTTTAGGTAAGATGGCAAGTGGTACAGATGGTAATATAATTAGTTATGATGCTTCTGGTAATCCTGTTGCTGTCGCTACTGGCTCAAGTGGACAAGTTTTGACAAGTGCTGGTGCTGGAGCGCCACCAAGTTTTGCAGCTGCTTCTGGTACAACAATAAATAATAACGCAGACAATAGAGTTATAACTGGAAGTGGTACTGCCAACACCTTAGAAGGCGAAGCCAACTTAACATTTGATGGCAACGAAATGACTATCCAAGGTACACCAGTTGTAGTTGGAACAAATTCAAGTGCAGTTTTAGATTTAAAAAATACTGCCTCATCTGCTGATGGTACAGCAGTTGGTATAGCTTTCAGTACAAATACTGGTGGCTCTGCTAATGCACACATAACAGCAGTTCAAGATGCTAGTGCAAAAGGTACATTAAATTTTGGTGGTTATGATGGAACATCAACTAGAAATATTGTTATGTCTGTTAATGCGGGTACTGGTTGTATTACTACACCTTTACAACCAATGTTTTCTGCTTATGCAAGTTCAAGTCAATCTGTTAGTGGTTATTCAGGTGTTGATGTTGATTTTGGTGGGGAAGATTTTGATGTTGGATCAAACTTTGCTTCTAGCGTATTTACAGCACCTGTTGCTGGTAAGTATGTATTTTTTGTAAAATTGCAAGTAGCCGATTCTGCTGGTTGGATTAAACCAAAATTAATTCCATCAGGAAAACAATATTCATGGTTTATGAATCCAGGTCAAGACGATATGTCTCCTGCTTGGTCACAAATTGTAGACATGGCAGCAAATGATACTTGCAAAGTTACTATTGTTGCTGATGATGGAAGTTACACTATTGTAGGTGCTTCTGGTAGTTCATACAAACAAACCACTTTTAGTGGATATTTATTAGGATAAGGAGGTAAACATGGCAAAAACAATTACAATTAATGTATCTGATGTAGATGAAAAAATACTTTATGACATTTTAAAAAAAGATGAAAGTGGCGTAGAAGGCATTCAAGATTGGACAGACAAGGCTGTTGCAGGAAGAATTAATCATGCTTGGAAAGAATTTAAAAAGCATTGGGTTGATGTTCTTATGGATGACAGTTCTTTTACTGATGCAATTCCATCTAATAAAACAGATTTTGTAAATTTAATAATTGCTCGAGCAGACTATAAAGATAGAGATGCAAGAGATTTATTATCAGATGGTAACGATTAATGGTCTCACAAATTAAAGTAAACGAAATCATCAAGCAGTCTGGATCGTCAATCA